TATAACGTTTTGGGACGCAAACAGGGCTAAGATTTTCTGTGCGAGACGTTTTCCGATTTTACCCGCATGAAATGGACATTGCAGAAGGCGTCGGCGGAGTTCGGCGCCGCGCGCGAGACGATCAAAGCCGGCCTCGTCCGCAACGGCGTCGAGGTGCGCAAGGGGCGAAACCACGCGTTCACCACAAAGCAGATCCTCGCCGCGATTTTCGGGGACCTCAAAGCGGAGCGGACCCGCGAGGCCCGGGCTCGGGCGGACCTCCTCGAGTTGAAACGCCGCGAGCGCGAGGGTGACTTGGTCCCAATGGAGGACGCCAAGGCGGCGGTCAACCGCATCCTCGGGCCGCTCAGAACCGAGCTTCTCGCGCTCCCGTCGAACATCGCGGGGCGTTGCAACCCCGGGGACCCGGAGCTTGCGCGAAAAGCCATTCACGAGTCGGTCACTCGAATTCTCAAGAATGCCTCTGATGAAGTCTCGCGTCTCAGTACTTGAGAACCACGGTCGCCTTGTGCTGCGGCCTCCGCCCGACATCACGGTGGACGCGTGGTGCGAGGAGAACGTGTACCTTCCCGCGCCGCAGACTCAGTCGCCGGGGTTCCTGCGGTTCGATTCCCGGGAGTTCCTGCGCGAGCCGTTGCGGTGCTTCGCGATGCCGCAGGTCCGGGACCTCGTGTTGTGCTTCGGTTCGCAGATCGGCAAAACAACGCTTTTCATGGCCGGCGTCGCCTGGGCAATTTACTGCGACCCGTGCGGCGTCCTTTGGGTCATGCCATCGGTTGACCTGTCCCGCAGCTTTTCGGAAACGCGCTGGATCCCGATGCTTCGGGCGTCGCCCAAGATTGCGGAAATCATCCCGACCGGCGCGGCGCGGCACTCGTTCAAAAAGTTGGAGCAACAAATCGGCGGATCCATCGTCAACTTCACGGGCTCCAACTCAGCGGCGAACCTCGCGAGCCGGCCAGCGCGGCGCGTGATTCTCGACGAGGTCGACAAGTTCGACGAGGGCGACGAGAAGGAGACCGACGCAGTCAATCTCGCGGAGCAACGGACAAAGTCCTTTGCCAACCCTCAGCGGTGGAAATCCTCAACGCCGACGATTCCCGAGGGCCTGATTTGGCAAGAGTTCCTCAAGGGCGACCAGCGGCGCCGCTTTGTCCCGTGCCCGACCTGCGGCAAGTTCGTGGTGTTCGCGTGGTCAAAGGGATTCTCGGCAATGCCGCTGACGGGCGCCGAGGCTTACGTTCGCTGGGACAAGGAAGCGAAGCGGCAGGACGGGACTTGGGATTTGGACCGGGTTGAGAGGTCCGCCCGGTTCGAGTGCCCGCACTGTGCCGCCCATATCAGCGACGAGAAAAAGACGGCGATGGACCGCGCCGGGGAGTGGCGCCCAACGGCGGTGGCGGTGTCTGGCTTCCGGTCCTACCAACTTTCGAGTCTCTACGCTGCGACCCCGCAGACCACGGTGGGGCGACTCGCGGTGACGTTCCTTCAAGCCAAGTCCTCACTCATGGGCTTACAAGGCTTCATCAATGGCACGCTCGCCGAACCCTATCAGGCCCAGGACACCCTCGGCGACCGGGTTGAGCTTGTATCGTCGCGCCTTGGCTCCGCGCCCGACGGCACGCGGCTGATGACGATTGATTGTCAGGCGAAGGCCCCGGCGTTCTGGTGGGTCGTCCGGTCGTGGGGGCCTCGAGGCTCCGAGGGCATCGCCGCCGGCAGCGCCGATACCTGGGGCGAGTTGGAAGCGATCCAGGCGCAGTACGGCGTCCGGTCGCCAGCGGTTGGCATTGACTCAGGATGGGGCGCCCGGAGTGACAACGAGATTTACTCGGCGTGCATGGCCCATTCGGAACTCGTCGAGCGTGACGACAAGTTGCCGACGGCGTTGGGGTGGATCCCGACGAAGGGATTCCCCGGGCGCAAACTCTGGCGCGACGAGGAGACCGGGCTTTTGCGTCCCTACTACGTGCGCGAGGTGGACCCCTACGAGGGCACCAGCAAGGCAGGGCTTGCCTCGATCGGATTGCTTGGGTTCTCTGGTGACGCGGCCAAGGACATCCTCGAGGGGCTGCGCAAGCGGTCCGGCCCCTACCCGTGGTCAGTCTGCGAGGCGATGGCCTCCGAGGAGTATTGGCGGCACATGGACGGCGAGGTTAAAGAGGCGGTCCGGTCCGCCGTCAACGGGCGTGTCACCTATCAATGGCGGCCGCGCTCAAAGCATTGGCCGAATCACATTCTCGATTGCGAGGTTGAGCAAGTCGTCCTCGCGCTTTTCCTGCGGCTTTTTGAATTGGAACAACCAGCAGACACCACCAAGAAATGATCCCCATTGATCGCGCCCTACTCACTCGAAAAGACGTTGCCGGAATGCTCGAAGTCTCGCCCGACTTTGTGCGCCGGAATGAGGTCACGCTTGGACTCGACAAAGCCAAGGTGACCATCGGGAAGAAGTTGGTGCGCTACCGGCGCCGCGCCGTCGAGGCGGTGCTGGCTGGGGCTGGAATTCTGCCACGTCCGCCGCGTTAGCCGCATAAACACACTTGCGCCGTTTGCGCCGTTTGGTTCCGCGCTTTCCACGGGCTCACCGTGAAGCGTGCCGATCGACGTAAGTCTCCAACGCGCCAAGCTGACGCTGGCCTTTGAGGTGTATGCGCGAAATGCGCGCAAGCCTCTGCGCGATTGGATCGTCGCGGAAATCCAGACCATCGACAACCGGAGCGGGCAACGGGTCACGATCACGAGCGGCAATGGGCAATATGTCGCGTTTGACTCCTCGGCTGACGGGCTCCGGTCGCCCTCTGACCTCATGGTGTTTTGGGCTGACATGCTGGCCCTCTACGACACCGCCAAGGCGGCGCTAATTTCGTCCGGCAACGCGACACCGACCGAGGCGCAGGTTGTCTCGGAAATGCTCTCGCGGCTCCGCCCGGTCCGGTCCGCAACTCCCGATTTCTCGGCGGTCCTCCACGATTACGAGGAGGCTACCGCGTGAGGGCTTTCCTCGCCCCCATTCGCCACTCGGTTGCGCGCTTCGCCGTGCGCTCCGCGTTGCGGGTCCTGGGCTTCTACGAGGGCGCCGTGCGGTTCTCGCCCGATCGCGGGAACCTGCCGGGATGGGTTCAAGACGACCGCTTTGACGCCGACGCGTCGAGCCGGTCCGAACTGCTGCGCAAGGCCCGCTACTTCGAGGCCAACTCGGCGTTGGTCAACCGGCTTGCCGATGTTTTCGAGCAATACACCGTAGGCCCACGAGGGCTCCGGTTCACCCCGTCATCGTCGAGCGAGGAGTGGAACAAGGCCATTACCGCACGCTGGGATCAATGGTGCCAATTCGCTGACCTGTCCTCGCGGCAAAGCCTCTCGCAGCTTCAATCCCTCGCGGCTTATCGGTGGTTTATCGACGGCGAGGTTTTCATTCTCAAGACCCGCGGCGGCGCCCCGGACTATTGGCCCAGGGTTCAAGTCATCGAATCGCACCGCGTCTCAACCCCGTGGGAACTCGCCGGCCAGGAGGGCGACCGGATCCACGATGGCGTCGAGGTGGACCGCAACGGGCGCCCTATCGCGTATCACGTCCGAACCACCTGGGACGGCGACGCGTCGCGGAGGATTCCGGCGTCGCAGATTATCCACGTTTTCGAGCCCTCGCGCCCCGGGCAGTTGCGCGGGCGCCCGTTCATTACCCCGGTCATCACTGACCTCAACGACCTTGAGGACCTGCAGAAGCTCGAAATGCGGGCGGCAAAGTTGGTGGCCGAGTTGGCGCTGGTGCTGAAGACCCGCAACGGCGATGTCGGGTCACTCCTCGACATCCGCAAAAAGGCGTTGGAAGTGGACGGCAAGACCGGGGGCGGCGCCAACACGATCGAGCAACGCCAAAAGGACGTTCACAAGGTCACTGGCGGGCGCGTCATCGCGCTTTACAAGGACGAGGAGGCGCAGGCCCTCACCAGCGGGCGCCCCTCGGTCGTGACCCAAGCCTATTGGGATTCCCTCGTCGCCAAGGTTTGCGTCGGCGTCGGCATCACCAAGGCGCTCGTTTATCCGGCGTCGGTCCAGGGCACGGTGGCCCGCGCCGACCTCGACGTGGCCACGGCGTTTTTCCGGTCGCGGTCGTCGGTCCTCCAATCCGCTTTCGCGCAGGTTTTCGAGTACGTCATCGGCGACGAGATCACCTATGGCACCGGGCTTCCCAAACCTCCCGATGACTGGCGCAAGGTATCGGTCCGCCCGCCGCGTTCCCCCAACGTGGACGTGGGCCGGAACTCCAAGGCGATGCTCGACGAGTTGAAGGCCGGCACGCGGACCTTGGAGGACATTTGGGCGGAATGTGGCGAGGACTGGCGCGAGCGGGACGAGCAGTTGGAGCGCGAGGAAAACCGCGCCTTGGAGCGCGCCGCTCGCGTGTTGAAACGCGCAAAGGAACTCGCCGCCGAAAGCGACTGCGAACCCGACGAGCTTTTGCGGTTGGCCGGGCTTTCCGATGACCCGCCGCAACCGGAGCCGGTCGAGCCTGTTGCGCCGAAGAACGAGGAAAAGACTCTCACCGAATGAACGCCAGCCGCTCCAAAGTTTTCGCCGCCATTGCCCTTG